GGAATATTAAAGAATTTCCTGCCAGTCCTACGCTATTTAACGTGACTCCCCCACCAGCAGTTTCACCCGCAAGCCCTCCAGATGCCGTAACAGTTGGTGCTGCTCGCATCCCTGTAAAATCATAAGCAATTTGCAATGCTGTGGTTGATTCAAAAGTACCACCACCAAGAATATAATCAAATGCGCTATTAGCCTTTGAAACTCTAAAATACCTCTGACACAACGCCAACTCTTCACCAAAACTGCGATGCTCAAACTCAGTGGCTACAGAACCAACTTCAAGTTGAACGCCTGTTATCGAAATAAAGTTATCTGTAGATGAACCAAAGTTATTGCTGCCCAAGTCCAAACCAACGCAACGATTTGCAGCAGAGTAGGTTGCCCAAGATGTTGCTAGTGTGCCAGATGTAAAATTGGAACCTGCACTAAAGTAAATCTGCAAATCAAGGCTTTTATCGTTATCATTATCAAGCACGCCTGATGTATCACCTGCAAAGGTAACTGTTTTATATTCCCAAGTATTTGCAGATGATATATTTACTAACGCCTCTATATGTCGAAAGGCACTGTCTCTATCTAAAAGCTCGACAACTATATTTCCTGTAAGATTTGATTTAACATAAAATGATACAGTAACAGGCAAGGCATTAGAAGTTCCCTTTTTAAGAAGTTGTAAATCCTGTCCTTCAAATATTTGACCAATAGCAAGCAAGGTAGTTGCGCCTGTGGTAAATGTGCTAGCTACTTTTACCTTTATACTATTCGCAAAGCCTTCTGGTGCATCACTTTCTTGTGAACTTGTAAGACTGTGGTTTCCAGCATCCTGAACCCTAAATCTATCCATTTGATAAAAACTAGAAGATGTAGATGTTACTGATGTCCCACGTTGTGCCGCTTGCATTGCACCATTAATAATCAGGTTGCGCCGCCCACCAATCGGTCCTGTTAGTCCCTCATTGTCTATTCGACTAATTGGCATTATGTAATCTCCAAAATACTAAGTGAAACATCTGCAGAACTTGCAGTATCACTTGTTACCTTAAGAACATCATTAGCTTCTAAAACAACCTTCTGGTCGCCGCCCACTACAACCAGTGAGCTTCCTGCAGGAACAGGAGCAGCCTTAACTACATAAATATTATCACCATCATTGTTTTCTATCTGAACATCTACCGCTATTTGAGATGCAACTATGTTAGCAATCGCCAAACCAATAATAGTTGTTTCTGTAGAACTAGGACAAGTGTAAATGGTGGCAGCACCAGTGCCTACCCCAGTATCTGTCTTTAATTTAAACGCATTAGCCATATCGTATTATACTCCATAAATTATCCCAATGCAATAGCAAATGCCACAGCAGCGGCATTAGCATTACTAATACTGGTTGCTAGTGCTGCAGAAGTTGCAGCAAACGTGCTAGACACTGTAGCAATTCTAGTCTCTAGTGTGGCAGATGTAGCTGCAAAAGTACTTGATACTCCTGCAATTCTGGTTTCAAGTGTTGCTGAAGTAGTAGCAAATGTAGAAGATACCGCCGCAATCCTAGTCTCAAGTGTTGCAGAAGTTCCTGCGCTTGCGGCAGCTACAGCAATTGTATTAACAGAAGCTACAGCATCTAGATTAGTTTTTGTTAAAACAGATACCCCTGCTATCCTAGTTTCTAATGTTGCAGAAGTAGTAGCAAATGTAGAAGATACCCCCGCAATCCTAGTTTCTAATGTTGCTGAAGTAGTAGCAAAGGTACTCGATACTCCTGCTATCCTAGTTTCTAATGTTGCTGATGTTCCTGCGCTTGCAGCCGCTACAGCAATAGTATTAACAGAAGCAACAGCATCTAAGTTTGTTTTAGTAAGAACAGATACTGCAGCAATTCTAGTTTCTAATGTAGCAGATGTAGCTGCAAAGGTACTTGATACTCCTGCTATCCTAGTCTCAAGTGTTGCAGATGTACCAGCACTTGCAGCCGCCACAGCGATTGTATTTACTGAAGCTACTGCATCTAAGTTTGTTTTAGTAAGAACAGATACTGCAGCTATTCTTGTTTCCAGTGTTGCAGATGTAGCTGCAAAAGTACTTGATACTCCTGCAATTCTGGTTTCAAGTGTTGCAGAAGTAGCAGCAAATGTACTTGACACCCCTGCAATTCTAGTTTCTAATGTTGCGGATGTTCCTGCACTGGCTGCGGCTACAGCAATAGTATTAACAGAAGCCACAGCATCTAAATTAGTTTTAGTAAGAACAGATACTGCTGCAATTCTAGTCTCTAGTGTAGCTGAAGTAGCTGCAAAGGTAGAAGATACTGCTGCAATCCGAGATTCAAGTGTAGCAGAAACAGTAGCAATACTAGTTGCCATAGTATTAGAAACAGCCGCTATACGAGATTCTAGAGTAGCCGATGTACTAGCAAATGTACTTGATACAGCAGCAATACGTGACTCAAGGGCAGCAGAAGTAGCAGCAAAGGTACTTGACACTCCTGCGATTCTAGTTTCTAGTGTAGCAGATAAAGCAGCAACTGTAGAAGATGTAGCAGCAGGTTCACCAGCAACCAATATATTTGTGGCATCTACTGTTGTTGCACTTATCGTGCCAGCACTAACAGTTGTTGCAAATAAATTACCAGTACGTAAACTACTAACACTCACATCTTGAAATACAAGTGTTGTAGCATCAAGCTTATCAGTTGTAATACTAGTGGCTGCAAGCCGTGTTGTAGAAACTTCTACAGCATTTAATACAGAAACATCAACGCCATCAATAGAAAGACTTGTAGCAGAAACTGTTCCTTCTACTCCTAAATTGCCATGAATGCGAGTTTCATTTTGTGAAAGAGAGATTGCAGAGTTTTTGCCACTACCATCTTGAACACGGCGTAATGTTCCATCAATACCTGCATTATCTACACTGGTATTAATTTTGAGCAAATCTTTATAAGTATTTGCAATCTTTTTTCCTGTAAAATCACTCATTAAATTATATTCCAGTTTTTATTAATGTCTTCCCAGTTATCAAAGACTGCTGCTTCCCAATTAAGATTTCTATCAAGATTGTTTTCTGGACGCACATCTTTTATAAACATGCTTCTGTCTATAGTAGATATAATTTTATTTTGTGGGTGATTAACTAAATCATATCCCCTATCATTATCAGTAGGGCAAACCCAAACCCCATAACTATTTTTTTTCATTACTGTTCGTGGATATGCAAAGCCACAAACATCGCAGACTATCTTATTATATTTACCTCTTGCCATATTATAAACTCGGTAGCCATGCTGATACAGGAACTGCAGATACTAAATCAACAGGTGGTCTAGGGTCATCAACATTTACATCATCAGTTACTCTTGCTATTTTATTTTGAGGGTGGCTTTTTAAATCATACTTCCCTTCAAAATCAGTGGGGCATACCATCATACCATAACTATTTTTTTGTAGTTCAGATAATTTATATTTAAAACCACATACATCACATATTCCTACAGCTTTAGTCATTTTAATATTTTAGTCGTGGCCTAATTAACATGCTTGCTCGTTCCTTGTCTTCTTCTTGCGCCCGTACTAACCTTTCCTCATATTCTTGTTTAAGCATTCCGATGCGTCCTGCATCTACACCTGGTCTTTTCATTGACATAAAATAGGCTGTACCCGCAGTTAAACAAGGAAGAAATCTTCTAGATACGTCTGCATTCTGACTAGAGCGTGTTACATCTTGTATATATTTTACAGTTTCAAGCTTTAGTTTATTGGTGCTATTATCAGGAAGAGGCCAAAGACTAATAACAATATTATCTCTGTCACGTCTAACAGCATATTGAGAAGAGCGACCTGTTTGAGTTTTACGTGGAATTTTAAGATACTCTTCCATTGTAATCCTATTTAGTTGAAGGTCAGTATTACCATCTCCATCTGTAATATTTATTACTGCTTCTAAAACATCAATGTTGTGGTCAGCTAAAGTATAGGCAGTAGTGCTAGTTGTAACCGTAACGGTAGTTGTTCCAATTGTCCATAATTGAATACCACGGTTTTGCCAGTCTTGTAAAAGCAAATTTATAGAACGTCTGGCAGATCGAGGCTCCTCACCAAGAGTAATTTCACCACCAATCATTTCCATAGCTTCTTGGATAACTTCATCTATATCCATAGAAAAACTATATGTTCCTGATGTTGCCATTATGAATTATCCTTTTCTTTATTTCTTTCGTTACACTTACACTTACAATTTTCTTTGCCACAAGTTTTTTTAATATGAATATTTTTTATAATATTTTTTTGATGAGTTATGGCAGAACTAATAGTGTCATATACTTTATGCATTTTTCTATTTCCAGGCTTAAACCAATAATACTTTTCTCTTTTTAATAATGACATTATCTTCTTCGGGCTTTTTTCTTTTTGGCACGACAGTGAGCTTTTTGACTGAAACCTCTTGGATTCTTGCAGTCAATCGACTTTTTGTACTTAGTAGACCACCTCCTTTTCTTTTGTGGGGGACGGCTCACTTGTTTGCCAATGCTGCCTCTTGTAATTGCCATTATGTTCGTTTTCGTTTTAGACCAAAAGTTTGTTTCTGACTTTTAGGTGGACGCTTTTTACTTCCGCTTTTTCCTGCCCAGAACACTTTATTAGCCCAGTAAGCTGCAGATGTCTTACCCTTTTTAATATTCTTGCCGTGTCGAGCCTTAAAGTTTTTACGAGCTTCAGGGCTATAGTTGTGTCCCATGCCTTGCGCTCCAAAGCGAATAATCTTAATTCTATCACCATCACGTACTGCAACCACCGCTTTTTTCTTTGGGTGGTTAGGGGTACGCTTTGGTTTATTAAGACCGCTTAGTCCGACTTTTTTTAGTCGATTTTTTTCTGCGTCTGTTAGTGCCACTTCCACCAACTCCTTTTCTATACTTTGCAGTTTTCTTTGCTATAGCTTTAGGTTGCTTAACAAATTGCTTTCCTTGTTTAGTTCCTTTTCTTTTAGCTCTCGAAGTCGCCGCATATTCTGCTGGTGTGAGTGCCTTAATAGCCGCTTCTGGTAAGTACCTTTCGCCAGTCTTGCTTGACTTCTTGCCACTCTTAGTTCTCCACTTCTGCTTTGTCCAAGCCTTGAGTGACTTCTGTGATTTCTTTAATGCCATAACACATCCTTATGATTTGTAACCTCCACCTGCTTTTTTATAAGCAGCAGCCAGCATTTGAGCCTTTCTTGCTGACCACTGGCCTGGTTTGCCGCCTTTACTGCCAGCCTTAATACGATTAAATAAACGCTTACGCATAGCTGGCTTTGTATAATTACCAGCCTCATTAACTCTGCTTTTAGACTTACCGCCTCTACTCAATTTTATACTAGACAGAATTTTAGATTGTTTAGCATGAGTCTTACTAGCCTTCTTTAAACCTTGAGATACTTCTTTAATTTTACTAGCAGTTTGTTTTTTACGATTAATCGCCATCTTTATCTCGATTCATCTCTTTTTCAAGTTCTTTTAAAAATTTATTTTTATTTTTTATTTGTTCTTCATAAGCTCTTTGTCCTTGAGATTTAGTTCCTTTAGTAGGATTACCTCCAATTTGGTCGCCATCTTCTTTATAAACTATACGACCACCATTAGCAAGGTTTACACCACGTCCCATAGAATTAGAAGTTACTTTACCGCCCCCTTGTTTATAACCCATACGATTACGAACCTCAGTTGGTAGTTTTGCTAAACCTGGATTGTCTGCTGGAACATCTTTTTTAGTCATCTTTTTCTCCTATTTTTTAGATACTGCACCGCCGCCTCGAAGAGCTACGCCCATACCACGACCTTTATTACGGACTGTTTTACCACCTGCTCTACGATATATACTGCCACCTTTTTTAAGAGGGCGGCTTTTTGGTCTACGTTGAACATTTCCTGTTTTCATTTCTTTTGCTGTCATGCCCTTATAAGGAGTACGTGCTGTTCCCTCATCAACAACAATAGTTTGGCCTACACGAATTTTATCAACATTTCTAATATCTGGATTTAATCTTTTAATCATTGCAACAGTTGTATTATTTGCTTTTGCAATTTCAGAAATAGTATCTCCTGATTTAACCTTATGTTTTTTAAGTGCAGCTTTAGCAGATTGAAGAACCTCTCTACCTTTTCCTATTTTACGCATAACATCCGTTGGGCTTTGAT